TCGCCCGGGTCATGCGAGCCGCTGCGTCCTCGGCACTCTCACCGGGGAACGGGTCGGGTGCCTTGTTCCACTCGACCACCGGCAGCATCTGACGCACCGCCTGGATGCCATCGTCCACCGAGTCAGCCTCCAGCACCCGAGGCTTGAGACCGTACCCCGCCGCTGTCTCGAGCCGGGACTTGCCAGAACCCCACTCCTTCACCGCGCCGTCGTGCGGCCAGATGTGGTCACCGTACACGTAGTCCATGGCGAGGAGCTTCTTGGCGTACCACTCGAGCCCGACGCCGGAGCCTTCAAGGACATTGATGATGCGCACCTTGTGGCCGACGAGCTGGTAGAACCAGACCACCGTCGAGTCGCCGATGCCGATGTCCCATGCGGTGCCGACCGGCTGGCCGACGATATGCGGAAACTCGCCAGACCTGCCGCCCTGCTCGGCCTTGAGGATGGCATCGCCGTAGTAGGCACCCGGAATGTCAGCATCGAAGTCGCAGTAGTACTCCTGCCGGATGATGGCCTCGGCTTCCTTCTCACCGCGCTCGACCCGCAGCTCTTTGCGCTCGCGGTCGATGATGTCCTTCGAGATCGCCTTGGTGTCCTCGACGGTGAGCACCTGCCCGAACCACTCCGGGTCCTTCCTGGCGTAGTCCACCAGCCGGGCGAAGTGATTCCGGCCTCGAGGTGTCGAGATGAAGATGGCCCAGCCGCCGTTCTCCGCGAGGATGGGACGCAGGAACGCCCAAGCATTCGGGTCAGCGAGGGCGTACTCGGAGAACACCACCCCCATGGGCGGGGAGCCGATCAGGCTGTTGTAGTTGTCGCTGCCGACCACCTGCCAAGTCGAACCGTTCTTGAACCGCAGGAACATGTCCTGCTCGCGGGTCGTCTCCCGCAGCTCGGGCGGGAATGCAGCATCGATGCGCCGTCTGCCAGTGTGCGGGTCCACCGCATCCCAGATAGCCTTACGGGACTGGTTCGCCTGGGGAAGCATGTGCCAGATTCCGCCCACCCGCTGCATGGCCGACACAGCAGCCCAGTGAAGGCTCAGGTCATCCTTCCCCGATCTTCGGTGCCAAGAAAGGGCCAACCGCTTGCAGCCGCCCTCGAGCGCGGCCCACGCCGGCATCTGGTATGGGCGCGGTCGCCAGCCATTAGCCGGCAGCGTTACTGTCGGCATCCGTCATCCGCACGACATTGACCGTCAAGCCGACGTTACCCGAGTGCTCGACCTCGGCCTTGTCCCCGTACCGCTTGGGCAGGAACTTGGAGGCAAACCACTTGCGGGCGTCGAGCTCGACCCGCGCTTGCTGGGCATCGATGACCCCGTTCCGCATGTCCTCGATGACCTGCTCGGCCTTCTCGACCTGATCCTGAGCGAGTGCTTCCAATGCGCGCGCGTAATTGTCACCAGCCGTGACCTTCAACGCCGCTGCTCGGAAGGTTGCCCGATTGATGCCGACCTGTAGACAGGCGGCGTTCTCCGACATGCCGTCCTCGACGAGCGCGAGGACTGCCTTGACCTGTTCTGCTCTGTCCGGCATCACTTCGCCATCAGGCGCTTGGTTGCCTGCCCATAAAACTGGTTGAACTTTTCGCCCTTGTACTTCTTGGTGATCTCGACCGCCTTCTCGATGTTGTCGGTCTTGATAAAATCGCCCGTTTTCAGAGCGCGATTCATCGCCTGATCAAGAGGCAGTTCGACATATCTGTTGCCCTGCAGGACAACGGTAGGGAATGCGTAAGCCTTGCCGTCAGGCCCAATCTCTGCTGCCATGCGGTGAGTCATGATCTCACCTTCTGGGGAGACCTCCGGCATAGGGTATTTTTCTGGGTTGAGCGCACGCTGAACCCAAGGCACCGAGGCATTGGCCTTCAGTACCTTCTGGACGCTACCTGTTCTGGATCGTGTCTGTGGAGGCATTACTTCTTCGCCATCAGCTTGCGTGCTGCCATTCCCTTACCGGCGCTCTTGGCTGTTTTGCGAGCCGTGTCTAGTGCAATCGCCACCGCCTGCTTCTGGGGGCGACCGGCGCGGACCTCGGCTGAGATGTTGCGCGAGATGGTCTTCTGGCTGTATCCCTTCTTGAGCGGCATGGTCACTTCCCCTTGTTGCGGTTGCTGATCGCCTTGGCCTTCGCCCTGGCGTCTTCCTTCGAGTTCGCACCCCATGCCTTCAGGGCGAGGGCGAGGCGTGTCGGCTTGCCGTCCTTCCCGACCATCGGGCCGGGCATGTTTCCCATTCGCGCCAAGAATGATGCGCGGCGCGGGTTATCCCCTGACTTCACCGGGGCCTTGAGGTTCATCCCCTCGGCCTTGGCAGAGCGCCGACCGGCCTCGTTCAGACCGCCCTTCGGGTTCTGCCCTGCCTTGCGCTGCCATGCGGCGGTCTTCATACGAGGTTCACGTCTCTCGGCTCCTGCGGTCTACCACCCGGGCCACCCGGTACCGGCGTAGGTGTCGGGCCACCGAGTCCAGCAGCGGCGACACCGGCGGTAGCCCTCGGCGAAAGTCTTGGCACCCTGCCGACGGCTCCTCCCAGAATTGCACCACCTCTCCGGCGACGAAAGCCGAACAGATCCTCGCCTTCCTGGTCGCCGTTATCTCCGAGCAGCTGCGCCTTCACTTCCGCTTGAGCGCGGTCTTGATGGATTCGCGAAACGCTTTCGCAGTCGGCGCACCCTTGCTGCCGGGCTTGCGCATCTTCTCGCCGCTACCGGCCTTGATGCGCTCGCGTTTAGCGTTGATGTTTGCGTATAAACCGGGACCAGGCATCTCGTTACCTCACGCTGCTTCGGGCAGTTTCGGCTTGCGCCGGACCTTCGCGCCACGCACGAACTCGACCTCGACCTTCGGCGGGGGCGGCGGCTCACAGTCGGGACACCGCACCCACCCGCCAGACCAGTCGGCCACCCAGCCGCTGCTGTTGCAGTTGAGGCAAGGCTTCCGCTCAGTCTCGGTCATGCCCCAAGTCTAACCCCCCGGCTACCGCTGCGGCAACTCGCCACGGATCAGCGGCAGGGCGTCCTCAAGGCGCATCACCACGAGCCACCCCTTCCCGTCACCCCGGCAGGCGACCACCGGGATGTCGCCGGGACCGGATGCACGGACGGCCTGCTCGACCCACTCGTGGACCGCGATGCCCTTCCTGCGTTTGACCTCCCACCGGAACTGGCCGGTCGTGATGTCGTCCCCGCCGTCACGGGCCTGCCCAATGTTGCGCCTGACCACCCAGCCGAGCTGTTCGCTCAGGATCTTAGCGAGCTCGTTCTCACCGGCTGCGCCCTTACGCCTTTGACTTGCGCCCATTCGCTTTCCTCGGTTGGTACGCCTTTAGCCCGCGCCCAAGCAAACCCATGATGGTAGACACCGGAACCCCGAGCTCGCGGGCAAGTTCCTTATTCGTCGGCAGCGCCGCACGAGCGGCCTTTACATCGAGGACCCGCTGGTACTGCTCCATCGTCACCGATGGGGGCCTGCCTGCACTGCGCTTCACGACATCACCTCCACGAGCATGGCGAAAAACAGCAGGATGCCGAGGAGCACGATCGCGGCGTCCCGCAGCAGCCGGAACAGCGGGCCGAAGTCAGGAGGGCGTTCCATCACCATCCTCCACGGCATCCTCGACGCGCCCGATGAGCTCCTCGAGCTCCTCGTCGGCCAGCTGCTCCTTCCCGTGCAGCACGCACCAGGCGGGGTCCATCCGGCGCAGGGCGTCGCGGACCTCGGTCAGCAGGGCGAGGCTCATTTGCTCCCCCTCGCACGGATTGCGTTAACGATTTCCTGCGCGTTGTTGTCGCTGATGCACAGCCCGTGAACAATCGGGCAAATCGCTTCCCGCTCTGCCTCTGCGACGAGGGCGGCGAAGCGTAGAAACACAGGCGCAAGGGGGTCGCCTTTTTCGGTAATGTAAAACCCGGCTTTTTGCGCAAGTTTAATGGCGTCTTTGCGTGTCATTTGTCCTCCTTCCTGATTCCGTGGAACCGCTCGGCATCGCGCCATCCGTAGTGGTAGTCCAAACACGACCATTTCCCGGTTAACCCTTTTGCCTTACACAACTCAGCCACCTGCTCATCCGTCGCAGGCTCCCGCTTGGCGTCCGGCTCCGGTGTGCGGTATGCTTCGCCGGTTGGAGCGTTGGTCTGACCTGCGCCGACACCACTACGGGCCGGGGCTGCAACCTCGGCCCGTTCCTTTTTCGGCTCCGCGAGCGCGGCGTCGAGGGAGGCGATTTCAGCGGACACCGAAGCCCCATTAAACCTCCGCGCATAGTCCAGCGAATCCCGCACCATTTCGACCACAGCGCGGGGCAGGGTGATGTTGTCGGTCATGGCTTGTCCTCTTCGTTCCCCGGTATCTGGCAGTACGCTTCCCAATAACCGATGGCAATCTCTCTGGCGCGGTGCTTGTTCACGCCTTCGCGCATCAGGGTTACTGTCAGTCCATCCATCCACCATGCGGGGGTCTTGCTCTCCGGCTCCGCAAGCGCGGCGTCGAGGGCGGCGATTTCGGCGCTGTAATCCGATTTCTCGCCGCTTGGCCTAATCGTTTTGTCCGCGTCTCTGAACGCCGCGTGTAATCTCCAGACCACAGCGCGGGGCAGGGTGATGTTGTCGCTCACGGCTCCACCTCACGCGCCCGCAGCATGGCGTCGGCGTAGCGGTAAGCCATCACGCCGCGATCCCCTGTCCATGAGTCAGGGTTCGCCAACATCCCCGCCAACGCCTGAGACGCGAACCAGTCGCGCAGGGTCATGCCGTCGTTGCTGTTGTATCCGTGCCTCGGAAACGCCGGGCCGCCGTCGTTGGTCATGCTCATATCGTCCTCTCCTGTTTCGGTCCCGAACACTCGCCCGCCCACATCCGGGCGCAACGGTTGTCGGTCAGGCAGTCGGGGTAGCCGCAGCCAGCCGTGCGGGTCTTGGCGAGCTCGGCCTCGAGCCGATCGATGCGGGCCGCGTACATCGCGCAACGCTCCAGGGCGCTCTTAATCTCGGCGCGGTACTCATCCGCAGTGTGCGGGCGGGCGAGCCATTGCTTGTCCCATTCGTCGAGTTCCATGTCCGTCTCCTGTGTGTGTGTGAACGGAATTAGACTAATCTCGATTTAAAATGATGTCAACACTATTTGCGCCTCGCCTCCTCGATGCAGATCCAGACAATGCGGATGAGCGCACCGGCCAGCATCGCAAGCCAGACCGCTATCCCCACTTGGAACACCATCTCAAGCTCACGCATTGCTGTTGTCCTCCGCGCTGTGCCAGTCGGTCTGGCGGCGCAGGAACTTCGGCCACTCCAGCGTTGAAGTGAACGATTTGTCCTCAAGCAACACATGGTTCGTCGGCTGCGCGGTGATGCGGCCATTCTCCAGCCCGCAGAAGTAAAACTCTTTCGACTGTTCTGGCACCGCTGAAAACGCATCGGCGACCGGCGACACCGTGAACCAATACTCGCCCGCCATCTCGCGCCGATCTTGCAGCCGCACCTTCGCGTTCATCGAGGAAAGGTACGGGTATTCGAGGGCAGCGAACTGCCACCCGTAGGCATCCCATGTCTGCGCGTCTGACGCTCGCCAAGGCTCGTCGGTCTTGCGGTGCGCGAGCTGGTGGAGCGGGACATTCCGGTATACCGCCCCGCCTTCGAGCAGGACATGACACCCCCACGCCCGACCGGGCCACGATGTCAGCCCGAACCACACCCCGCGCAGCCAGTCGTGCTGGCCGATCGCGTTGGGCTCGACCCAGATGTACCTGTGGGCGGGCAGCGCACCCGAATGCGTGTAAAGCGTCATCGGTTCCGCAGCCTCGCAAGGCCGCGCTCGCCGAACAACTGCCGCACCATCCCCGCGAGGTGCGGGTTGCCGATGACCTCCTTCGGGTCTGCGTCACGGATCGCAGCAGCCGCGGCGTCTTTCACGCGCTCCATCGCGTCCGCATCCGGCTCGCGCATGGTCAGCCGTGCAAGGTACGCCTCGCAGAGCTTAAGCCGGTTGATTGGGGTCGGCTCCTGCTTGCCCCAGATTCGAGCGTTCCACTCGTCTTGTTCGGCGTGACGGGCAATGTCGGCGGCTTTCTGCTTGTCGGTCTTTTCAGGCTTCTCGCCTGGACGCGGTGCGGACTTCTTGATCTCAAACAGACCTTGCCATTGGTTGCTGATGGATTGGTCTACTACCGCTGACTGGTCATCCCCGAACCGGGCGAGCTTAATTTTCATCGCCTGTTCCGAGACCGGCTTGATGGGCTTTCGGATTGCCTTCCTAAAGGCTACCCATCTCTCCCACGATGCTTCATCGAGTTCGTTCATGTGTGTTTCCTCCAATCGGTTGTGTTCCAGTTTCCTTTGCCGTGATTGCATTCGCTGCAAAGGATTTGCAAGTTTTCTAAATCGAGCGCGAGTTCTGGGTGCGTAAGGCGCGGCTTGATATGGTCGACATTCATCACCGCACCAGTTTGCGGAGTTGCGCCACAGCACATGCATCGCGGGCCGTATTTGACAAGAGCCTGCATGCGCACCTTGCGCCACTCGTATGTTTCTAAAAAATCGCGAGTCGAGCGAAAATCGGTTTTTTTTCGCTCAGTCTTCGATGGCCCTTTCGATTTTCTTTTTTTCGGCGCTCTAACAAATTCACGGGTAACCTGCCGCATTACTTGTTTGTGTGCATCCAAATAAGCCGCATCACTTTCATCTACGGTTTTCTGCCGTGCGCCTTGATCCCGCTGTAACCATTCCACAGCAAGCTTGATCGGCGACTCGCCTTTCGACAAAGTTTGACCACGCACAGCTCGAAGATATGCCGAGGTCATGATGACTCTATGAGTATGATTCCCCACTCTTAAACCCCCATGCTCGGAACCCAGAGAAAACCCCCCTAACCCCCACGATGTGAAGGTGTCGAGAGGTTCCGGTCATGCCCGTATACCCGTCGATATAACCCGCCTCGGCAATTTAAGCAGCCCGAGGTCGTGGCTTTCGCCAACCGGAATTGCACCGGCCCCGCTGCCGACAGATTTAGCCCATGTCGAGGGGCTGCGTGTTGGGGTGTTTGACACGGCTAGAACAGCGGTGTACATTTTCCATCACGCGATACAGCATCATCAGCGTAGGGCCATTCCCCCGGTCCCGTCAAGCCCCCGAAAGGGGGTTTGTCGTTTCTGGGGTTCTTAACCCTCACACATCCACCGGCTTCGGTCGCAGGCCGGTCTCGATCTTGCGAATCAGCCGCCGAGTGCTGCGCGACTGGTCCTCCTCCTTGAGCTCGGCCACAACCTCGCCAGCCAACTCCCGCAGCAAGTACTTCTCCGGCACACCGACACGCGCCCACCTCGACACAGCAGCACGGGTGACCCCGAACCGCCGAGCGATGGCGCTCTGATTGCCGTACCGCTTCACCAGTTCCTCGATGGACATAGAACCTCCGTTGTTAACGCCGTTAATCATGCCCTAAAAAAAAGATGGCGACAAGTGTTGACACGGCATTGTGACCCGCCTATGATTACAACCGTTGACACACACACAGGGGAATTGACCATGAGATACCGACCCATCCCGTCCCACCTGCCCCCCGCGATTCGCTGGGGTATCACCGCAGGGCAACTCCGCGCCGGACGCGATCAGGCGATGCAGTACGCCCGCCAGAACCCGAAGATGACGGCCTACATCACGATGGCTCGTAACCAACAGCGCATGATGCTGCTGGCCCTGCGCATGGCCCGCGAGGTGCAGTCATGAGCGGCTTGGATAAATTCGCACTCGCATGTCAGGCAGCGTTCTGGGACAGAATCCAGAACAATCAGCCGATCGCAGACGAGTACAACTTCGGCGACCAGTGGCGAGCATTGGTCGAGACCCGCACGATGGAGGCTGCTCGGGCCGCAGACTTCAAAGTGCATATCGCTCGACTTGGCGTGGACGATGATGGGGATGACGCTGACGCTCTCGACGAGATGCAGAAGCAAACCTTCTCCGTCATCCACGACCTGAATCGCAAGGTGGCCGCATGAGCGCCTTCGACGTCGTATACGTCACGGTCGTGACCATCGGCATGGCGCTGTTCTTCGGTGCCATCGTGGTTTGGATGTTCACCCGCCCTGCGCCGTGGAAGCGTCGGCGTGAGCGCCTGCCGAACCCCGCCTGGAGAGCCCGCGTCTACCAGCCCCACAAGTTCAGCCGCTGGTGGGTGTGATGGAAGACTGCGACCAGTGGTGGTACCACCAAGACCAACTCATGCAGGAGCTCGAGGAGCGAGAACGAATCGACGCCTGCAACCAAGCCCTCTCGAAGTACACACAGGAGACCCAAGATGAACCAGTCTGAATCCATCGCCGCCCTCGCCGCTGCCCTGTCCAAGGCGCAGGCCGACATCACCGGAGCCTTGAAGGACAGCGCCAACCCGTTCTTCAAGTCCAAGTACGCGGACCTCGCCAGCTGCTGGGACGCTTGCCGCAAGCAGCTCGCCGCCAACAACCTCGCCGTCATCCAGACGACCGAGATCGGCGAGACCGGGGCCATCCTCGTCACCACCCTCGCGCACTCGTCGGGCGAGTGGATGCGCGGGTACCTGCCCATCCTGACCAAGGACGCCGGTCCGCAGGGACAGGGCTCGGGCATCACCTACGCCCGCCGCTACGCCCTCGCCGCCATAGTGGGCCTCGCCCAGATCGACGACGATGCCGAGGCGGCGCAGGCCCGTGGCAAGCCCGAGGCCAAGCCCGACCCCGACCTCGCCAAGAAGGTGGCCGAGTGCCAGACCCTCGCCGACCTCACCGCCCTGTTCAAGGGGCTGACCGAGGCGCAGCGTCAGGCGTCCTCCGGCATCTTCGCCGCCCGCAAGAAGGAGCTCGGCTGATGGAGCAGCGCACCCCCGAATGGTTCGCCAAGCGGCTCGGGCTCGTGACCGCCAGCCGGATAGCCGACGTCATGGCGAAGACCAAGACCGGCGCGTCGGCCTCCCGCAGCGGGTACATGGCCGAACTCCTGACGGAACGCCTCACAGGACAGCCCACGGAGGGCTATAAGAGCCCCGCCATGGACAGGGGCATCGAGCTAGAGCCCGTCGCCAGAGCCGCCTACGAGGCGCGAGAGGGCGTCCTCGTGGATGAGGTGGACTTCGTGCGCCACCCCATCCTCGAGGCCGGGGCGTCCCCGGACGGGCTCGTTGGGGAGGACGGCTGCATCGAGATCAAGTGTCCGAACACCTCCACGATGCTCGAGTACATCGAGGACCGCTCCGTCCCCCGCAAGTACCTCCTGCAGATGCAGTGGCAACTTGCATGCACAGGTCGCAACTGGTGCGACTTCGTGGCCTTCGATGACCGCCTGCCGGAGCACCTGCGGCTGCTCGTCATCCGAGTCCCGCGAGACGAGGGTGTCATCGCCGAGATCGCCGGCGAGGTCGGGCGGTTCCTGACCGAGCTGCGGGACCGGGTCGAGCACTTGCAGACGGTGCGCCTGTGACCCTCGTGACCGGGTACTTCATCCAGCGCGAGGGCTGGGGCGGGTGGGAGGACGTACCGGCGCACGTTCTGGAGCACGTCGGCCACAAGCCAAACCCCTACCTCGACATCAACCACGCACAGGCCGCGCTCGACGCAGCCGAGGCTTTCGGCGACGAGAGACACCGTCTCGTCGGTCGCCCCGTTTCCATCAACCAGGAGTGATGACTATGCCTGAGTACGACAACACGAATAAGGGAGCACTCTTCAAGAACGAAGAGAAGCGCCCAGATCGAGCCATGAAAAACCCCGACGGCACCGAATGGGTTATGAAGGACGCCGACTATAGCGGCGAGGCCGACATTAACGGGGTGCTGCACTTTGTCGATGGCTATTTGCAAAAGAGCAAGGCCGGAAAGACCTACATGAGGCTCAAGTTCAAGCCGAAGCAGCAGCAGCACGAGCGCCCAAAGACCCTCGCGGAGCAGAAGCCCGAGGAGTTCATCGACGACGATATCCCGTTCTGAGGCGGGAGCGCAGATGAACCGCATCTTCCCCAAAGGCACCACCCCTGACCAGATCGCTTCGGCGATCTCGGTCATGGTGCGGTGGCTGGACCAGACCAAGTCCTGGAAGGTCACGCTCGAGGAGTTCAAGCCCCGGCGCTCGGACATGCAGAACGCCTTCCTCTGGGGCGTCGTCTACCCGTCCATCCTCGAGGGTGGCGGGGAGGCGCTGGCAGGCTGGCAGAAGGACGACCTGCACGAGTTCATGCTCGGCGAGCACTTCGGCTGGGAGACGCTCACGCTCGGCGGGAAGACCGTCCACAAGCCGGTGCGCCGCTCGTCCCGACTCAACAAGCAGGACTTCTCCGACTACCTCGAGTTCCTGTCCCGCCGCGCCGCAGAGCTCGGCATCGTGATACCCGAACCGTCCTATGGAGACACACCATGACGCAGACAGAACAGATCCGCGCCCACCTAGTATCGGGCCGCGATATTACCCCCCTCGAAGCCCTCGACCAGTACGGCTGCTTCCGGCTCGCCGCCCGGGTCGCCGACCTTCGCGCCGAAGGCCTCGACGTGCAGACCGTGACCGAGGAGCGGAACGGCAAGCGGTACGCACGGTACCGGCTCGTCGGCCAGCTCGAGCTCGTATGAAGCGGCGTGACCTGCGCAAGGAAGCCCGGGGCCGGGGATGCACCGTGCGGCTCCCCGGAGTGTGCAACCACAACTCCGAGACGGTCGTCCTGGCGCACATCCGCATGGCCGGGATCTCCGGCATGGGGCTCAAGGCCGACGACCTGCTTGGAGCATGGGCCTGCTCTGCCTGTCACGACGCCATCGATCGCCGCTCCCACCCCGACCTCGAGCGCGACTATGTGCGCCTCGCCCACTTCGAGGGCATGGTCCGCACCATCGCGCAATTACGCTCCGAGGGGCTCGTCTGACTTACGGCCCAGCATCGCGCCATACGCCACCGCTGTAGAAGTACAGCTTGTTGTTCGTGGTATCGACCACGATCGGCGCGAAGCCGGTCACCGTGGTCGGCGTTCCGGTCGGTGTACCCGCGCATGTCGGCACATAGAGGAACCCGTTCGTCGCGGTCGTGGCAACTGCACCAGCGCCGACCGACACGTTGCCCGCAGCGGTGAGAACCACCCGGTTAAGACCGGCGCAGCTAAAGGTCATCGTCAAAGCTTGGGTCTGGCTGATGATGGCGTTTCCAGCCGTGTCCACGCCAACCACCGTGCCATTAACGCCAGAGTTGCTGTTTCCAAACGACACAGCCGTTTGCGTCGATCCGGCTCGATAGAGACTCAGCACCTGCGTCGGAGCATTTCCGGCAGAGATGCCGACGTTTCCGTTGGACTCGACCCGCACCGCGTTCGTGCTGTTGGTCGAAATGCCGAGGGTATTGGCAGCAGGCAGATACACGCCGTTCGCCGGAACTGTCGTGCCGGTCACAGCGACACCAGCCGCAGAGACTTGGCGTCCCGCAGTCAGCTCGGAAACCGTAGCGCGAAGGGTGCTGCCACTCTGCACAAGCGGCACGGATTCAGTGCCAGCGAGCGGGGTTGCAGCGGTCGAAAGTTGCGATATTTTCTTGTCAGCCATTTTTCATCTCCTGTCAGGTCTGGGTGCCGACGACGGTGCCGTCGGTGTCGCTGGTCGGCAACGAGCCGTTCTTGATGCGCAGGTCGCCGGTTGAGTCGGACCACAGATAACTCTGCGTTCCACCGATGGAGCCAGGAAGCGGCGTCGGGTTCAACCAACCGAGCGCGGTCGTGGCGACAGTCGCGTTCGTCCCGCCGCCGAAGATGCTGCCGACGTAATACTTCGTCGCGTCGCCGGATTGGACAGCATACCCGCTTGCAGCGTTCGTGACCTGCGAGGCCGCGCTTGTCACCTCAATGGTCGGGGTGCCGTTGTTGTCGTAGAGGTAGCAATAGTACCGGGTGTTTGCCAGCACTCCGGCCAGCGGCACCGCTATGCCCGTTGACGGAATCTGATGCTCAATCCACTCGCCGGAGGTCGAGGCCACGCCGCCGCCGCTCTGATCTCGCGGGCCGCGCAACCGCATCGGGACGCTGCGACCCTCTCCGATGTATGCCTTCGGACGGAACACAACCTCCGTTGAGGACAGTATGGCGATTTCATTGTTGTTCTGGATGTTGTCAAACAACCATCCATCAAACCGCACTTGGCCGGGATAATCCATGTTCTCCCAGTTCGTGTTGCGGACGCGGCACGAATTGAGGTCGGCATTCACTCCGCTGATCTTGAATGCGGTGTAGGGGTTGTTCAAAGATGTTGCGCGAACCGTGGTGTTCTCAATGTTCACCTGCCGGATGATGAAGCTGCCCGCTTCAAACTCAAACCCGGTCTGGGCAACGTAGTCGTTGTTGTTGTAGATCTGGCAGTTGACTGCGTTGAAAACGAGGATGCCACGGCAGAAAAGACTGCGCTTGAAGCAATTCTCAAAAGTCACGCTACGCAAATCAACGGTCTGCCCGGAACCGGCCTCACCCTTGATGAACAACCCGACGTTCTGGGTGCCGTTGGCAAAGCCGCACGACTCCATCGTCAGAATCTGACCCTTCCAGATCATGCCACCAGATGGCGGGATGTACGGATTGAGAGGATCGTCGGTGCCGTTCGACTGGAAGAACACTTCGCGCAGGTAGGTATAGGAACCCTCGTTGCGATTGGCCGACCCATCGGCCTTGATGCCCCACCCCTTGCAAGCGTCAATCCAACATTGAGTCATGCTGAACATGTTCCAGCCGTCATCGATGTAGAGCCCGTTCTTGAGCTCGACGCCGTGGCTCGTCATGTCCTTGATGTAGACGTGATGGATGTCGATTTGGTAGCCATTAAGAACGCGGATTCCGACCGTTTCCGGCGTTGCGGTCGTGTTGACGATGGCGAGCTCGTGGATAAGCGAGCCCATCGCAGCTTCGTAACTGCCGCCATGCGAGCCGCTGTCGATGTCGATGAGCGGCTTGTTCGCGGCCTGATGGTTGAGAAAGGTCTTGACCATGCCGTCGCCCATCAGCTTGATGCCGGGGCTCGTAAAGCCGAAGGTCTTGGAGACGTTGTATGACAACGTGTTCGTAATCTTGTAGGTGCCAGCGGGGATATACACCGTCCGACCGGCTGCGGCGTTGATGGCGTTCTGGATGGCGAGCGTGTCATCCGCGCCGCCGTCACCGACCGCGCCGAAGTCCTTCACGTTCACGAAGTCGCCCAACTTGCTGTTCACCGAGCGCGGCACCGCGCCAGCGCCGGACTGCGTGAAGATGTCGAGCGAGGCATCGACCCCGACCGTCGCGGTCGGGACACCGTTCGCATCGAAGGAGAGGAACTTGCTCGCCCGAGCACTGGCCGCAGGAACCTGCGATGACATCACCGCATCAGATGCAGGGAACTTGATCGATCGCGCAGACTCCTCGCCGAGCTGCTGGGCAAGCATGGTCGCCTTGTCGAGCGCGGTCTCGAGCGACTCAGCCGGGAGCCGGTCGTTCGGCAGCAGGTCGGTCTCCTGCGTCGCCTCGATGTTGCGCCGGATCGTGACCGTTACCGCCGCAGCAGGGGCCACGAGCATCGTCACCGTCCCGCCAGCCTCGACCCCAGCACCCGCCACCGTGTAGTTGGTGGTCAGCGCCTGGACGGTCTCGGTCGTGCCGGTGCGCAGGATGACCTGCAGGTCAGCCGCCTCGAGGAAGTAGAACGGCACCGCAAAGGCAGTGGTCGACCCGTTGCCGGTATAACTGACCTTGCTCGTCGTGGATGATACGGTCATCTGTCACTCCCTCGGAGGTCCATACAGGACCTCATACATGAACTGTTGCGGACTCTC